ATGAATATTTTCTTAGATGTCGTTTGTAATCCTCGAGGGAGATGAAAGGAATAACAGATCCTCTCAGGACCGGGTAAAATAAATGGCCTGCCCAAAGTGCATAGGAAAGCCAATATAAATTTTCTGATTCTTCAGCGGTCGAGGCTGAGACTATAAAACAATTGGCGTTTGGCTGCTTTGATGGCCGGCCACTATTCATGCCTTTGTTTAATGCAAAAAAGTGGTGTACCGGAAGTGTCATCCCGGGTGTGTAAGATTTGATGGTTGGTGCGAACATATTATTTGTTTTAAAATTTCGCTCCGCTCATATTTGAAAAGAAGAAGAAAAAAACGAGAAAAAAAGAAAAAGAAAGCCTTTGTGTTGCTGGCGAGGCTGGGATTGCAAGGAGGAACGGAATAAATGAAAGCCTTGTGCGTGAGCCTTGTGTTTATGCCGTAGTTCCTTGCAAGGCCATGTGCGAGGGCTTTGTGGGAGCCAGCTAATTTTGCTGCCTTTTTATTTTTTGTGAGAGGCCATGTTGGCAAAATGGGGTGAACGACCGGCGGGAATAAAAAGGGGTGGCTAAAGGAGAGCGGGAGCGGGAAGCTGCGGCCCCTTTTCAGGGCGGCAGCTGTGGAGCGCGGATAGGCTGAATGACTGAATGGAGCGAAAGACTCTTTGCTTTTCGCAATGGGGCGAGAGCGGAAAGAAGGAATGCTGCCGGGAGCGCAGGAAGACAAACAGATAACTCCCCTTTTTATTCCGGCACCGCTGAAAGGGAGGCGGGGAAATTGAGGAAAGAAGGGCCGGCAGAAAGCGTGGGCCCAATTCCGGGCGCACGCTGCGGGGAGCGGATGCAAGGGCAGAACCGGAAGAAAGCCGGGCTAAAGCAGCGGCCCCGTTTTCCGGGGCTGCTGCTACGGGGAGCTGAAAGGCGGCAAGACCGGAATGGAGCGGAATGGTCTCTGGCGGATGCCAGGGGGCGTGAAGCGGAAAGTAGGGAATGCGGCCTGAAGCGGGGCTCTTCCGGGACTGGCTTTGCATCCGCGGGGGCTTGTGCGCAGGGCGGCAGGCGGAGCGGAAGCAGGGATTGAGTGAGGGCTACTTTACATAATGTGGTTATGGCATAAAAAAGACCGGAACGGTAATAAACTGAACTTTTTTGATGCCATAACGACACATTATGTAAATGTAGCTTGGCCTTGAGGCGGTGGGGTGGGGAGCCTGGCATAAAGACCGTGCAAGCCCCGAGCCGCTGAGGGATTGAAGCGATGGCCCTGTGGCGGCAAGGGGCGGGGATTTATGAAAGGCGGTGCATTGGCCGCGGAGCCTGATGTAATGAGATGCGATACCTATGAGTTTTTAGTAGTTAGTAGTTAGTAGAAAGTCGTTGGTAGAAAGTAGAAAGACGGTAGTGGGAAGATGATAGGTGTGAATTCGATGAATGGTGCCAACGCCACTACAGACCAATAGTTATTCACAGCTGGGACAATACAATTTTTTTTGATTGGGAGTAAAGTAGGAGCAAAGTGGGAGTAATAGGGGTTGAATTGATATAGAACTTTGACGCAATGCCAGCTTATCAACTTCCTAATGTGACTTCCGGGGTCTGGGCGATGTCTATTCAAACGCCTGGAACCTTATTGACGGATATTGACGTCATCAGGCAGCGGATCTACATTACATTAAACACACCATTGGGGAGCGATCCATTGAGGCCATTGTTTGGCTGCGATTACCGGAAATATATTGACCAGGGAAATATTGCAGCAAGCGCAACGATAAAGGCATCCATTATACAGGCGCTGACGTTGTGGGTACCTGAGGTAACCATCATCAAGATTACCAGCAAGGCCGGTGTGGGAACATTAAGTTTCAATCTGAATGTGGCCATAAATAACCAAGTTGTGAATATCGCCTTCAATGCTTCGAGGAGCGGATGGGGAACCGGCATCAGCGGAACAAGGATTATCAATGCGGGCTATAAATGGTTTTGGGATAATGGAACACCAAGCCTGAGTGTAAACCAGCTTGGAGGCCCTACAGTTGCCGCTACACCTGCACCGCCTGGCACGCCAACCTGGAGCAATATATACGGGATGTATGAATGGATGGTTACGAACTGGGGGGCTTATGGGAGTTTTGGTTATGGCAAGGATGAAATATTGCTTTTTTTGAATCCGACTTATAGCAATGGAACATTAGCCATAAGTGAGGTATGATTTGAAAGCGGTTCTTTTTCCTGCGGGAAAGGCGAGGCGAAGGGGAGCCGCGATATAAGACGAGTAAAAAAATTTAAAAGTAGTTACCATTAAATAATATTTAATATGCCGAGTACTGCACCGATACAATTCGTAGATGACACACCTGCCACAGCGCTGGCGAATGCCATTGAAGATTATGAGAATCTTGCAGGAAGGACCGTTGGGGCTGCTGATCCGGAAATGCTGCTTGTAACTGCATATGCCTATAGGATGGCCTTACTACTTGGACAAGTGAATTATACCGGTAATCAGAACCTGATCAACCAGGCCACCGGCGCTTCCCTGGACCAGCTTGGACAAAAAAGCGGAACCTACCGGCTTGCTGCTAGCGCAGCAGTGGTAACCATCAAGTTTACAGTTGGCACCGGAGCGGGAGCCTTTGTTATACCAGCAAATACGAGAGTGCAAGCGGCTTCAGGAAATGTGATATTCGGCACGAAAGAGGATACCGATGTGACAGGACCGGGAACCTATAATATTGACTGCACCTGCACCCAGGCAGGAGCCATTGGCAATGGCTATACTGCCGGATTGATAAGCGTTATTGTGGATCCTATCGCTTATGTGGTATCTGCGAGTAATACAGATACATCCGGAGGGGGGAGCGACCAGGAAACAGACGACCAGCTGAGGGCAAGGATTCCCCTTGCCAATGCTACCTATTCAGTTGCAGGGCCCACGGATGCCTATATCTATTTTGCAAAAAGCGCAAGCCCATCTATTGTAGATGTGAGCGTGGTAACGGCCTTACTTGCCGGGGCTATTGTGACAAGCGCAGTTGATGCAGGAGGCACGGGATATGCTGTGAACGATACCGGTACGATAGATACCGGCACTTATCTTGCTACCTATGTGGTAGAAAGTATAACAACCGGCGGAGTAGTGGGAGCCTATAAAATCATTTACAAAGGCAGCGGATATAGCACCGGAACTGGTATTACCACAACTGCTACAAGCGGAGCCGGAACCGGGTTTACCATCAATATTACGGCTCTGATGCCTCTACAGACCATCTGTATTTATCCTTTGCTTGCAAATGGAGTAATACCCAATACGGCGATGCTTGACCTGGTACAAGCTGCCTGTAGCGATGAAAAAGTGAGGCCACTGAGCGATACAGTACTGGCATTGGCTCCAACTGCTACTGATTACAGCCTTAGCGTACAACTGACCATCAAAAAGGCTTATGATAGCAATGCGATTGTGAACCAAGTGATGGCGAATTTAACTGCATTTGTGAATCAATGGAGTAATGCCCTCGGTGTTGACCTTATACTAAACCAGTTTATTGGGCAATGTATGGTTCCCGGTGTATACCAGGTTGCGATACCTTCTTTTACAGCCGATATCACTTTGGATGATACAGAATTTGGGAATTGCACGGGAATAACCGTGAGTGTTTATGAGATTATTGATGAGCCTTAGGAATTTGGCAATTCGTCAATTTGACAATTATCTTTTGAAAAATAAATTTTATGAGTGACAGGAATGTAATTATTGCTCCGAGTTTGAAATTTCATCCTCATATGTATGCTTTTGACATATGGATGCAACAGACTTTTAGAAGGATAGACCTGGGACAGTTACTCATTTATTTTGTTGATAAAGTAAATGTGAATGCCTTACCAATTCTGGCACAGGAATTCAATTTGCTTGGCAACAAGGGATGGAATTTTGTCACCGGTGAGACAGCCCAACGCACTTTGCTCAAAAAGGCAGTCCAAATACACAGGTATATGGGAACTCCCTGGGCGATAGGACAGGCTTTGTTGCTTATAGGAATTACGAGCGGCACATTACAGGAAGGGATTGGAACTGTGGGTGATGGCAATGACTGGCTGAGGTTTGGTGTGCAGATTGATACTTCAGTAATGGTACCAACAGCCATCCAGATAAGCAATGCTACAATCCTGATCAACGAATGGAAGAATGCGCGAAGTATTTTTCTGGGGTTTACTTATTTATAATTCGGCAATTTGACAATGCGGCAATTCGACAATGCCCTTTTTGGGTGAATAAATTTTGACTTTTATTTGACTTTTTTATATACAAAATTATGAATGTTAGTACATTAAATGTTGTTGTGGCCGGTATGCTTTCCATTTTTGGAGGCATGATGCTTTTCGCTCTGGGGGTTATTGTGACTTATGTAAGGTCGATCAACAAGAGCCAGAAAGAATTGTTAGTAATGGCTATTGAGAGCAAGACCAGGATGGACCTTGTGGAAAAGCAGATCGAGGACATTTACGCTAAAATTAATAGATAAAGATTTTTTTCATTTTTTAAACCAATTTTATGCCACAACTGACTTACAAAGTCGCGTTTGCAATTGGAACGCTCGAAGATAGCGTTCTGAACATCGGGCAGGTAGCATTACCTGCCGGAATAACTATAGGCGGGTTAACTACGCCTGGGCCACAGTACTCGCCTCAGTACTGGCTTGAAAATGACCTTACGGGCGCTTTGCACCTATGCACTACAGTTGTTCCAGGCTCGAAGATTGCCGCCTCCTTTGAACCGGCCCTGCCAGGAATCCCTTACACTTCACACGGGAGGCTTTTCGTGCCGGTGCAGCTTGATGATAATACCGTGAAATACGTGCCACCTGCTGTAGGAATGTAAGGAAAACGGGAAATGAGAACCCGAAAAAAAGCGTATTATAAATAAAAATATTTTTTATGGAAAAGACATTTTTTCAAATATTGGTAGCCAGGGTTAAAAGCCAAACGCCAAAATTTTATATACAACTAAGGTGGATAAGCGGGATTGCGGCTTTTCTGTGCGCATTGGTGATGCTTGTGGTATATAATAACTGGTTTAATATACCTAAAACGGTTGCTGACTCTTTTTTTGATGGCGCCAAAAATATCGGAGAAATGTTGAGTAGCATATTCGGGTTTTCATTTACCGGCACGCTTGATCCGAAACTAATTGAAAAGCCCGGGGAAACGGGGGTTTTTCAGCAAACTGAAGCATTACCGGCCAATAACGAGTTTACCATTATTAACAATAAAAGTTTAGCATTTATGAACGTTTTAAAAAATGACCTTAACAAGGTCATCAACTGGGGTGAAGCTGAAATCAAGCTCCTGTTTGAACAAATGCCGGTTGTCGTAAAAACTTACGAAACTGAAGGGTTGTACGTATGCAACCAGATTAAGAATGCGCTTTCTTCGCCGACTGGAGCGCTTATTGAATCTGCTTTGACGCAGATCATCCCGGGTACCTGGAGCGTAATTGTTATCCAGGACATCAGAAAGGCGCTTGGTGTGGCCATACCCGCGATTACCAATATCCAGGCGAACAGCAACGGAACAGTGATTGAGACGGCTTATCAGTTCGTTCAATATCTTAAAGGCCTCAGCCCCAAAATGCAGAATGCCTGTGTATTGAAACTGCTATCCGGAATGTTCCAGGCACTGGATCCGAATCTTAATGAAGCTGCAGCTGACACAGCTGCGCAGGTGGTTTATGCGAAGAGCATAGTTAAAAACCCTGTGAATACTGCTGAGCCTACGCCTCAACAAATAAATGGAAATAATAACCCAAATCCCTCCAATACGTAAGGAGTGATAATGGTTAATTGGGGCCTGCTTTTTCTAAAGCGGGCTTTTTTTGTATAATAGAGAGTCGTAAGTAGTAAGTAGAAAGACGCGCTGATCAGTTGGGGTTGTTGAGGATTTTAAGGGTTTCTTTCCAGCGGCTTATATCATCATCCCTGAAGTATGATTGTGTTGTTTTTAAGTCACGATGGCCAACATTGTACTGGACAATGGCCGGGCTGAGGTTTGAGGAGAGCAGGCGGGTAATGTAGGTATTGCGGGCCATATGGAACGATATGATATCGTGCAAGGGAATCATTTTCCTTTCGACCTGGGCACCCTTCATTTTTATGTTTTCACATGGGCGGTTGAGTTTGCAATCTTTGAAAATTTCTTTCAAGACTTTGCCGGCGCTCTGGGAGTGGTGGAAATGAAAAAGGTTCTTCGCTTCGCTCAGAATGACAGGTTGGTTCTTTGCTTTGCTCAGAATGACAATATTGTTTAAATATTTATCAATTATTTTCTGAGCGGACTGGCTTAGGGGCATGTTGTTTTCATGCGTACCCTTGATATTGTTGAGGGTGATGAATTTTATTATGCCATCAGTGGTAATATGGCTCTGAATGTGGGCCGGCTGAAGTTGCAGGATATCGGAATGGCGTAGGCCTGTTTCGCAGGCAAGGAGAAAGGCATCTAAAATGACCTGGTGCCAGGCGATGGATTTCTCATTGAACCTTTTTTTATAGTCTTGTGAAGGAATCCAGAGGCGGAGGGTAGCCAGCTCCTCAGGACGGAGCGGAAATTTAGCGGCCGGGGTTGTCTTAAGCTTGTATTTTTTGTTATAATCCTCATTTATGTTGGGTGTTTTGAGGTATTCTTTGGCATAATTGAGGGCTGTAATTATTTTGCCCAGGCGGCGGGAAATTGTGGCATTTGTGTTGTTATGCTCGCCCATCAGGAACATGGAGAAGTCTTTATAAAAGGTTTTATCGACCTGGGAGACTAAAATTTCCTTTTTATAAAGCTTCTGGAAAGCTTTGATCTTGCCAATAATTACCTTGTAACCTCTGTAGGTGGTATTCTTATGGACGGCCTTATTTTGTGCCAGGAAGGTTTCCATAATTGAGGTGAGGGCGGGGTTTTCGGATGGCGGTTTTTCGCCGGCAAGGATTTTGAGGAAGGTTTCAATATCAATTTTAATTTTAAGACGCTTACAATCTTCCTTATAGGTTGTAAAATCTAATTTCCATTTTTCAATTAAGGAATTAATTATACCTGCATTGTCGCAATTACGGCATAATTGTTTTTCCTTATCCCAAAATTTATATTCCCCACGAAGTTTGGTAGCAGATATTTTATAGCCAGTATATTTTGTTTTTTGCTTTTGGCCATCCTGAAAAAATGCTCTTATCTGTAATTTATTTCCAGAAACCGGCTTTAAATTGAATCTTATCTGTGCCATAAGGGATTGATCTGGGGATTGATGATGCACAAAGGTATAACCTATTTATGATTTCACAATGATTTAGATTTTATCTTAAGTGCATAAAAATAAGCAAATTATGTGATTACAGGGGTATATATGGGTAAGGTATTGTTTAGGTAAAGTGGCCTCGCCAGG